AATTAGAGTGTAGAACAAAAGAGTTAGCTCAACAAATTCAACTTTTAAAAAATAAAGATTAATTATGGAAAAGCAGAATAATACACCAAATTATCTAAGATTACTGTGGAAATATGAAATTATTGACACAAAGCAGTATTTTTTTAGATTGAAAGCAAATGAACTAGGTATTAACACTTATAAATTAATTATATGATAGTATTTTGGATATTTATAGTCGCATTGGCATTTTTAGTTTATGTTAATGATATGTAAAAAGAAAGCCCCTCAATTTAGAGGGGTTTTTTATTGTTAAAAAAGTACGCTAAAAATTTCGTTTACATAAAAGTACGCTAGGTTTTTCGTTTACATAGACTAGGGTATTTTGTTGGCTTTTGGTGTTTTGGTGCTTTTATTATTGCTTTTGTATTTATTAACATCTAACACAAAAAAAGTTGATAAAAAAATTATTTTGTATAAAAATTTTATATATTGCAACCTCAAATCAATTAATAACAAAAACTAAAAAAATGCGAAAAGTTTTAAAAAATTCTAGCGAGGTCATACATTACTTTGCAAATCAAATTCAAAGCGAAGGAAAAAATCAAAGTAGAAATATCTACTTTAATGGCAAAAGCCTTTTTTCTTATGGTAGTCATTACAAACTAGCCCAAATTTTAACGCCTCAAAGCGTGTTAATAAATGATATTGGGTATAGTTCTACCACATCAAAACATATTCACGAAACAAAACACGCTACACGCCACCTGAAAAGATTTTTTTCTAGTGAGGTTTTTCTTAAAAATGCTCTTAGTGAGTGCGAAAGCCTAGCAAAAAAAATTCCTTTTGCTAGAACAAACAAATTGCACCACATTAACACAATAAAACGCCTATATAATAGCGTTGTCGAGTTTGACGCATTTTGTAAAGAAAATAAAATCAATTTTCTAAGGTGGTCAAATTATGAGAAAATAAACACCAAATTAGACAAACGCTCAAAAGATTTTAAAAGGCTTCAATATTTATATAATAGCCTAGCAAATATAGAAACCTTAGAAAGCGAAATAAAAGCCCAAAAGATAAGAGAGAAAGCAAAGCGAGAGAGAGAGCAAAAGCAATTAGTAAAAAAGTATAGATTAGGCAAAAGCGACTTTTTACGCTTAGATTTTGACCTTTTGCAATTACGCTACAATGACAAAGGGTATCACGTCCACACCTCTCAAAACGTGCGTATTGATATACAAGAGGCAAAAAAGCTATTAAGAGCCTTAGAGAGCCTAAAATATAATCAAGAGGCAATTAATAACACCTTAAAAGGCTACAAGATAAGCCACTACACCATCAAAGGGTCAAAACATAACGCTCTTGTGGTGGGGTGTCATCGTATTAAATTCGATGAAATCAAAACCATAGCAAAGCAAATCAAATCAATTAATTAATAAATACTAACTTAATAACTAATAAAATGAAAGTAAATTATAAAATCTTGTTTAATAGAGATAACCACACAAACAAAGTTCAAACACAAATAGCAAAAGCAAAAGACTATTTGAATAGTACCTTAAGATTTACCAAAGTTCCTTATTTTTGTAGCGTTGGCTTTTGTGGTGGTGGTGATGTAGAAAGCAATACAACCACGTTTGAGATTACTATGTTTATTGATGATAATGTAAAATTAAGATATGATTTGAATAACTACATGCTAGAAACCTTTAAAGGGTGCGACATATGGTTATTTGAAAATAACTTGATACCTCACAAAATTAGCTAACTATGACAAAGGAAAGTATATATAATAGCCTTTACATACTAGGCACATTATCAACTATTTTGTGTTGTATTGTGTTTAGCTAATAAACAAATCAAACTAATTAAAGCCCCTATTTTTAGGGGTTTTTTTTTGGCTCTATGGCTTACGCTCTAGGGCTTTTTTTGTGGCTTATATTGTGGGCTTATTGGCTTATATTATACGCTTATATTGGTGGCACTTTGTCGGCTTATTGGCTTATATGAGGGGCTTATATCATTGGCTTATATTGTCGGCTTTTGGTGTGGTGTGTGGCTTATTGGTTTGGGGGTGTGGGGTTATGTTTCAAAGGTTTTGTTTTACACTTGTTCGGGGTTTCTTTTGGTTTCTTTTGGGCTTTGTTTTATGCTGTTTTGGTGGGGTTTGGGGGGTTTGTTTTGGTGTGGGTTTGTTAAGGTTTGCCAATAAAATATGACGCTTTAAGGCGTTGATTTCTGTTAATTGTGGCACATTGTAACCTCTTGAGGGTGTTATATTTACGTAATTGAAAAAATTTTTTAGGGTAGTCCAATATTCACACTAGATTTTCCAATTTTCAAGTTTATTACACTAGGTGCACAATATGTATTTTAGTTCCATATTTTATAATTTTTTTTCGTTTATATTTGTTACAGTAAAAATGTAATTTGAGATATGAACAAAAGAGACAAGGAACGAGCTGATAAGAAGGCTGCCAAGGAGCTGCAAAAGAAGGAGAATGTTGAAATTATAGAAAGCACTGTAGCGAAGTATGATATTAACGATTTGAACCTTAATAAAAGTTCTGGTAAAGCAACTAGTCTTGTTAGTTACAAAAGAACAACGGAGGTTGTAAAATTAATTTTGAGAGGAGTGAGATATACAGACATAATGGAGTATTGTGAAGCTCATTGGGGAATCAAAAGAAGGATGGCAAGTATTTATTACAAGAAGGCTTTAGAGAGTTTTGCCGAGCAGTTCTCGGAAGAACGAGAATATGAAATTGATAAGCATCAGATTATGTTACAAGATTTATATCGTAAGTCTTATCAAGCTGGTGATTTGAATTTGTGCAGATTGTTATTGCAAGATGTTGCAAAGATGAAAGGCATTGTAGTGGATAGAGTGGATGTTACTAGTGGTGGTGAAGGGTTTGTGTTTAATTATCAGAAGCCATCCGAGTAGATATAGTATTCCCTGATAATCACTTAAACAAAAGAAAAACACTTTTGTTAAAGAATATAATATTAATTATTATAACTTTAATATTAATAAGTACGAATGTAATAAAAATAAATGACAAATTATGGAAACTTTAGCAACAATTAAAATAGAAAACAAATGGATTTAACAATCGCAACACCAATCAGTTTTGGTATTTCAAAGTCTATACAGGAGAAGAAATACGTCAAGTCTGTTGCCCCTAGAACCAGGAGAGCAAAAAACACAGTTAGCAATATTGACAGGAAAGAAAGAGATTCTAAAAGAAGTTTTTTCCAACCATCGAATAAAACAACTAATAAAATAAACGATACAGAATTTGTGTCTGGAACTACTTGGCATTTGTCTTTCAAGATAGGTGTTGATGAGCAACAGCTTAAAGCAAATATAACAACGAAAGAATTAAAGGCATTTCTTTTGTCTGATGGAACAACTGCAAGAGCAACTACTGCTATTGCCTGGATTGATTCTACTTTGGCTTTGGATGATGCCCATGCAGATAAGTATGCTTTGTATACTGCTGTTGATTATAATATTGTTGAATTTATGACAAGAGTAAAGAAAAGTGCTATATTTGAAGGAACGGAGATAGGAAATGTCGCAAAACACTATATTGATGTTTTGTATGCCGACCAAATAGCAAATAACGCAGACCATCAAGCTCGTGTAGCTTTAGTAGAGAACTTTGACCTATCAGAAGATTCTTTAGCGTGGTTAGAAAACGAAGGTATAAAAATAAAATAATGACAAAATTTGAAAAAGCAATAGAGAATTTAAAATCAGACAAGCCTGGTTTACTAGAACAGGTTTTTGGTTTTATAGGGGTAATTTCAGCATTGCCATCTGTTATAGTTTACTATATTCTGGTTTTAATTAGAAATCAAGTACAAGCTCTAATTAAAAAGGTTTGGAAATAGATTTTAAGCCAACTCCTAAACAGCACATAGCTTGGGAGTATCTGCACGATGAATCTACTTCTGAAATTTTATTTGGGGGTAGTGCTGGTGGTGGTAAGAGTTACTTTGGGGCAGCTTGGCTATTGTATTCTTGCCTTCGTTATCCTGGTACTCGTTGGTTAATGGGTAGAGCTGTACTAAAGACTTTAAAGGAAACGACACTTAACTCATTTTTTACTGTATGTGGTGATTGGGGTGTAAAAAAGGGTGAGATTTATAAATTTAACGCACAATCTAACATTATAGAGTTTACAAATGGCAGCTCCATAATTTTAAAGGATTTATATCAGTACCCTGCCGACCCAAATTTTGATTCACTTGGTTCATTGGAGATTTCTGGTGCTTTTATAGATGAGGTGAACCAATGTACAGAAAAAGCAAAGAATGTTGTTGCCTCAAGGATTAGATACAAGCTATCAGAGTATAAGTTACGACCAAAAGTGCTTATGTCGTGCAACCCTGCTAAAAACTGGGTTTATGACTTTTATAAACAAGACAGAGATGACACTTTAGCCGACCACAAGAAGTTTGTACAGGCTAAACTAGTAGATAACCCTCATATTTCTGAATTTTACGAAGAACAGCTTAGAAGATTAGACCCTGTTTCGAGAGAAAGGCTTTTACATGGTAACTGGGAGTATGATTCTGGTGAAGATAGGCTTTTTGACTACGAGGCACTGTTAAATATGTTTACTAACTCATCTGTTTCGTCAGAAGGTGCAGAAAAGTACCTTTCTTGCGATGTTGCCTTACTTGGTAGCGATAAATTAGTTATTTGCGTATGGAATGGCATGGTTGTGGAAGAAATAATCACAAAAGACAAGACATCTGCCGATAATGTGGAGAAAATCATAAGAAATCTAGCAGAAAAGCATCAAATAAGCAAAAAAAACATCATAATTGATAGTGATGGAGTAGGTCAATACCTTTCTCACTACATGAAAGGTGTTGTTCCTTTTGTAAATAATGCGAAGCCAATGAACAAAGAAAACTTTGTAAATTTAAAGACACAGTGCTATTATAAACTTGCAGAACAGATAAATGTGGGTAATATCTGGATAAAATGCAATGATACAGAGCTTAGAAACAAAATTATAGAAGAATTTGAGGTTATTCGCAGAAAAAACATGGATAACGACAATAAATTAGCTATTTTATCTAAAAAAGAGATGAAAGCTGTTTTAGGACACTCACCTGACTTTGCAGATGCCTTAATGATGCGTATGAAGTACCTTTTTGGTAATGATAAAAGGATTTTAGCGTGGCGATAAAAAAACTTGCTTTTTGTTCCATAAAGTTCCAAACTATATTCGTTATATTGTAAGATGGCTTTTGAACTTGAAATATATTATCTAAACAATGAACATTCAAGTATTGTGAATGACTATATAGATGATGTTTATCAATTAGTTCATGAAGCTACATTTTTTACAGAGGATTACAAAAATTTTGAGGACTTAATACAGAATGTCGTGTCTTACCATAATGGTTTAGGTGAGTATGTGGCAGATGGTAGTGTTGATAGAAGAGAATGGTATACATCTTTACCTAATAATTTATATTGGGTTAGTAAAGGGTTTTTTTCAAACTTGCCACAGTATCAAGATAAAGATATTGTTGAGCATGAGCAAAAATTGTTATATTTGACAATAGATGTTTTAGACAGACTAAACGAATGTATGGAAAAACTGCCTTTAACGCAAGGAGAGATGAATATAAATCTAAATTAATGAAAGAGTTTGAAATTAGTGGTAAGAAGGTGAATATACCTGAAACCTGGTTAGATATAAATTGGTCTACGTTTTTAAAGTTTACAAAAATTATAAAATCGTATGATGAAGAGTTAAAAAAACAAGAAGAATCTGATTCTGACAAAGAATATGCAGAGGTTCTCTTAAATTTAGATTTTAACACTAAAATTTTATCATTTTGGACTGGATGCACGATAGAAGAGGTTTCTCATTGGGATATGCAAGAGGCAAACGAAATAATGAAACAAATATCGTTTGTAAATCAAGAGTATGTGCCAATAGACATAAAGTCTTTTACGATAGGAGAAGAAAAGTTCTTTTTACCAAAAGATTTAATGAGAAAATCATCCTTTGGTAGATATATTGAGGCTGAACAATTAGAAATACAGTCTAGTATGATAGACCAAGGCAAAATTGAGTATATGCCTAGACAGATTGCAATTCTTTGTAAAAAAGAAGGTGAAGAAGAGAAATTAGATGATGATGTCATCGACAAACGAGCTAAAATGTTCGAACAATTAGATATGGCAACGATTTGGGATGTCGCTTTTTTTTTGAACAAGTTAGAACAAGGATTGCTGACGAGTTTCCTAACCTATCAGGTGGTGGAGGAAGTAATGCAGCAAAAAGAGCAGCAAAAAGCACAATAGATGGTTATGGCTGGTTAAATTCTGTTTATCGAATAGCACAAGACGGAATTTTTACAAAAGGCAACGAATCTGCTGTTCAATCTGTTCTTGACGCTAAATTAGATGAGATTTTAACGTATCTCTCTTGGCAAAACGCAGTTAGTAAGTTTGATGAGATAATGTCAGAGATACATAAAAAACAACAGAAATAATGTCTACAACTTTAACACAATTAGTAAATAACATGAACACCTGTGCAACTAGTGCAGGTTTTAATTCATTTAAGTTTGGTAATACATCACACATAAACTTTGACCATAACATACCATACGACTTACTTAACTTTCAATACCCAACATCAAGTATTATAGATATAAATAATGGTTTACAAGTATTTGATTGCGTCATTACAGCTTACAGACCAATATCTAAAGCAAACACTACAGGAGTAGAGATAACTGATAATGTTCATGTTATTATGACTGCCCTAGAAAAAAGAATATTAAAGGTTTTAGGGTGTTTAGGTTCTGCAAGTAATTGTCAAGATGTTATACCTAGAGAATCAATACAGTTTATAAGACAAAAAAATACACACAATGATAGACTCGTTAGTGTTAGCTGCAACTTTAGTATAGAACTTTTTTACGATTGTGTAGATTTTGATTGCTCAAACTTTCCTCCAGCAGCTACACTAGATAGTTATGATTGTATTAATAATGAGTGCGTAGACCCTGGTGATGGTTCTGGTACTTACGCTACTTTAGCAGAGTGCGAAGCAGCAGGATGTGAAAGCTAATGAAGAGTATATACGAAAAAGTAGGGAACAAGATACAGCGTGAGCTTAAAAGAGAATTAGCTAGACAGCGTTCTTTTGGTGAATTTGGTAAGTCTCCGATTAATAATACAGGTGCTTTAAGCAACAGTATGATTAACGAAATATCATTTGGTGATGTAGACACAATAAGAGTAAAAGGCTTACAATATGGTAGTTGGTTGAACGATGGTTATAAGCCAAAATTTAATTCTAAAAGTGGTTTAGGAGGAGACCCAGGAAGTCCATACATAAATGGATTAGTAAGATGGTTAGGAAGTAAAAAAGGTCTTTATGGCAGAGAAGCATTAAAAGCTGCTTTT